CACTATTTTAAAATGTGGTCGGTCCATCCATATGTCAGCCTTACCTGATATGGATCAGGGTACTCAGTGCCACGATCACTATACTCCAAGCGCATATGCGCCAGGCGAATTAGCGAATCTTGGAGGTGATACCAATCACCCGTAGAGATGGCTTTACAGCCGCTCTTTACCATGAGACTTCGTACACCAAACTTCTGGAGATCAGCCCTATAACGGGTTGAAACCTCATGAAGATAGAGGTATACGAAATCCCTGCTCACATACTCAACAAAGCCCGTTGCATCTGGATTGTTACTAAGTGGTAACCTTCCGTAGCGTTGGCTGAGTTTTGAATATATGAACGAGGCACAACACTCGTACCCAGCTCGACGTAGCCGCTTGGCTAGATCGAGGTAGGATACGGCGTCTTGAGTCGAGTTGATACCTTGCTTCCTGACACGAAGGGGCGTAACATCTTTGCCATTATAGGCATCGACGCCACAGGATTCTCGGAAGAATCCTTTAACGAAGGTTTTAGCAACATTTGGCACAAGGCCACATGACGTTAAACCTCCGATAACACCTTCGTGATATTTAACAGGATATAGGATATCATCTCCAAACACATATATGTCGGTACAGCTTTCACCATACCGAGATACTATGCTACTATAAACCACCGCCCAGAATATCAAGCTCTGAACAGGGAACGTCAAACAGTTCCCCATAGGAGCCCACTTCTTAAGCGTAATGACTCGACCATCTAATAACTTGACTTTAGTGGCACGACAACACGAGATAAACCCATTCACGGTTTCTCCGAAGAGATAGTGAACAAGCTTAGAGCTAATGCGATCGGATGCCTCCTTAAGATCTAGGGTAACTAATTCCCTAGATACAGAGGAGGACATAGCTAGAGCACCATTCACGGTTTGATCCGTGAAGTTGATCTTACCCCTTATTAAGGGGTAATTGGTGATAGCATCCTCAAGTATTAGTCTCAACCCTTGTTGTACCCAGATTGCCTCTGCAGGATGCACGCAAATTAAGCGTGGACCCCGCGAGTCTTTCGGGACAGCTGTCAGGGAGGCGACGATATCGTCTTCTTCTTTCAGTTCACCGTTTCGACCGTCGACCATGACATCACTCCAAAAAGAGTGTAAGCCACAGAAGAACTGGTCATATGGGTAGTATGATTGAATCGACGAATACAATGTTAAGA